CGCACCGTATCGTATATCCCAAAAACCACACAGCGTGGCCGAAACTGGCGACGACCGGCCAAGACTAGAAACAATCACGCCCGACGACGCCCGATCAAGAGCTACCGAAATAGTAAGTTTTGCTAAAGACGTTTTAGGCGTAGAGCTTTACCCGTGGCAGATACGTTGCCTACATGGAATTACGGCGCTAGACGATAACAATAATTTTGTACGCCGTGTTTCGCTTTTAAGCGTGGCCCGCCAAAATGGTAAGAGCCTTTTAGGCGCTGCCGCTATTGGTTGGTTCCTAACTATTGAAGCACCCCGGCGCGGCGGCAACTGTGTAGCCATTTCGGTTGCCCATAAACTTGACTTAGCCGTATCCATGTTTAAGTATTTGGCCCCAATCTTGCAGGACAAATTCGGCGCTAAAGTTTCTTGGTCGTACGGCCGTAACGAGCTAGAGCTACACGGGCACCGGTGGATCGTTAGAGCAGCTACGCCACAAGCGGGCCACGGCTATAGCGCGTCGTTTCTTTATATAGATGAAGCGTGGGATATTTCCGAGGACAGTTTAGACACCGGACTATTACCCACGCAGCGAGCCGTAACTAACCCAATTTGTTTAATGGTTTCTACAGCTGGCACACAAAATAGCCACGCCCTTTTACGTTGGCGCGGTCAGGGTTTACGGCAGATTGACGCCGGCGAAGTTGGCCCTATGTATTTTGCCGAATGGTCGCCCCCGGCAACGCTTGACCCGATGACGCCCGAAGCGTGGAAAATGGCTAACCCGTCTATTGGGCGTGGCGGTTTAACTATTGACGTTTTACACGCCGAAGCTAAAGCGCCTAACCGGTCATCGTTTCTACGATCGTCTGTAAATATTTGGACTGCATCTACGACAAGCTGGCTCGAGCCGGGACTATTTGCGTCGTGTGCCACGACCGACCCAATACCAAAAGGCGGCACATTATCTGTAGAAACATCGTTAGACGGTACGCGTTATGTAGGCGTACGAGCAGTACAAGACGGCAACCGGTCGCTAGTTACTGTCGCTTTTGACGTAGACAGCCTTGCGGCAGCATGGGAACGCATAGCCGAACACATGCGCGACCCGTCGCTACAGCTAACAATAACGCCGCCGTTTGAGATCTCATGCCCCCGGGAATATGACAGCCGCCGCGCCATAGTTGGCTATCGAGAGCTAGGCCGATGGACACAAGGCGTACGCGCGTTAATTGTCGAAGGTCGGGTACAACACTCGGGCGAAATCTCGCTAATAGAACAAACCGAGCGGGCAGTACTTGTACGTCATCAGCAAACCGTAGCATTATCATCAGCCCGCAGCAGTGGCCCTATTGAAATGGCCCGCGCTATGGTTTTTGCTGTTGCGATGGTTTCACGCCCCGCCAATAACGCTAAACCAATTGTAGCGTTTAGTAACGGTTAGCATTAGATCGGTTTTGGGGCGCGTCGGGCGCCCCAATTCCACCCACACGGCTAAACCTTGTGGCATAATGCGCCTATGGCTTTATTTTCCCGCAACACCAAACCCGTCTACGGCGTAGCAGAGCCGGAAGTAAAAGCCGCTGTAGGTTACGGCTATCAGCAGCAAGGCAATCAGGGCGCTAGCCAAATAGGCCCGCCATACTACGCATACGCAGACGACGCAGCCCGCGCCCGTTGTATGTCAGTACCGACTATCTCGCGCGCCCGTGATCTCATCGCGTCGGTTATTGGTTGCCTACCGCTTGAAATGTATACGTTGCAATGGAACGGCGAAGAAATGGAAGAAATACCATTAGCGCCCCGCAGCTGGCTACAACGTCTAGACCCGGACAATACAAATAACTTTACGTTTAGTTGGCTTTTCGATGACCTTTTCTTTTTTGGGGTTGGGTACCTTCATATTCGCAGCAGGACGGCCGACGGTTACCCGGCAACGTTTCAGCGTTTGCCGGCAAACCTCGTTACGACATTGGATCAGCAAGGCGCGGTAAGTTTCGGGCCGTCTAAACAGCTCATGTTTCTTGGTTTACCGCTTGACTATAAAGACGTCGTGCAATTCATTAGCCCTATTCAAGCTTTAACTACGGTTGCCCCGCGCGCTATTGACACAGCGCTAAAGCTTGAGCAGGCAGCAAACCGTAACGCGGTAGCGGTACAGCCGTCGGGAGTGCTTAAACAAACTGGCGGCCAGCCATTGAGCAGCGAGGAACTAGCGCAAATGGCACAAAGCTTTAACGTGGCTCGCATGTCTAACAGCGTGGCCGCGATTTCGGAACATTTGACCTACAGCGAAACAAGCGCAACACCGGATAAAATGCTACTTAGCGAGGCGCGTAACTTTCAAGCGCTCGAAATGTCACGCTTAGCCAATATCCCCGGCTTTTTATGTAACTTATCTATTGGCGGGTACAATTATTCGAACAGCGCTGACGCTCGCCAGCAGCTTTGGCTCTTTGCATGCAAGGCCTATAGCGAGTGCATATCGCAGACCCTCAGTAGCGACAACGTGCTACCGCGCGGTACTTATGTACGCCAAAACCCTAAAGCATATTTAGCGGCCGATTATATGGGCGGCTACGGCGCAGACATGCCCGACGAAATGCCAACAATCACCGAAACAGTTAGAGTACCGTTAGACCAATGATTAAATTAACCGCTACCGCAATCACAGTAGACGCCGCAGCGCCGGACGGCAGCCGCACCGGACAAAGAGTCATAATGGGTATAGCGGCCCCGTACGGCGTTACCGCGTCTGTATCGTCAGGCGAAACCGTACTATTTGAGCCGGGCAGCCTTACCGCCCCCGATCGTATGCCACGCGTTTATATGTTCCACGACTCGAGCCAGCCTGTCGGCATTGTCACGCAGCTCGACAACACAAGCCCTAACGAATTGCTTTTTAGTGCCCGCATTTCGGCTACCCCATTGGGCGATACCGCGCTTACCCTTAGCGCCGACGGCGTACTAGACGTTTCCGTAGGTATCACCCCGCAGCAATGGACAACCGACGACGCCGGCACGATGCGCATTACAGCCGCCACAATTGACGAAATATCGTTAGTGCCACAACCGGCATTTAACGCCGCCAAAATAACCGAGGTTTACGCGTCGGCAAGTATCCACCACAACCCCGACCAAATAGACAATAATCAAGAAAACCCAACAGACGAGGAAACCCCCGAAATGGAAAAGACACCCGAAGTAGCAGCCGTCGAGGCAGCAACACCAACCGCGCCAATTTGGGCAGAAGCGCCAAAGCGTTTTACCATGCCTAGCGCAGCGCAATACATGGCCGCGTACGCATCTAGCCCGTCAGAATTTGCACAGATTAACGCACAGATTAAAGCTGCCGCGCCATTTATCGATACCAGCTCGACCCCGGGAATTTTGCCGGAAATAATCACCGGCAGCGTCTACGACGGACTTAACCCGGTGCGCCCTTTCGTTTCAGCTATCGGCACCCGCGCCATGCCAACAGCCGGGGCAACGTTCCGCCTGCCAAAAATTACAGTACGCCCCGTAGCTACACAGCAAGGCGGCGAAAATACAACGCTTGACCCTTCGACCGTAACCGTGTCAAACACCGACGTTTCTAAACTCACATTCGGTACCTACGTCACGATGAGCGAGCAAGATCTCGACTGGACAGATCCCGCGTCGCTTAATATCGTTCTTGAGCAGCTTGCAATTGCATACGGACAGGCAACCGATAACTACGCCGTAGACAACTGCCATAGCGCAATCGTGCAAACAGCAACAGTAACCGACACCGCCGTCGGCGCAGATTGGGTATCAGCCATTTACGACGGTGCCCGCCAAATCTCGGAAACATCTAACTACTTGCCAACCCACATGTTCGTAACACCTGCCAGCTGGCAAGCACTCTCGAGCAGCGTAGACGACCAAAATCGTCCGGTATTCCCATACACAGGCGCGCCAAACCTTATGGGCCAAAACGCCGCAGGCAACGCAGCAGCGAACACATGGAACGGCAACCCGCTAGGCCTTGTACTTGTCGTAGACAAGAACGCACCCGGCTCATTTATGGGACACGCAGCAGGCCCCGCAGCCGGCTACCACTATTTCGAGCAAATGAAGGGCGCGATTTCGATTGACGTACCATCGTCTTTGAGCCGTACAATCGCTTTCCGCGGTTACGCAGCTGGCTCAATGCGCGACGCTACAAAATTCGTTAAATTCGTCTAGTCTGAAAGGCGGTTAGCCGCCAATGGCTATTTACACGGTTACGCACAAGACGTTAATTACAAATTACGCGTCTTTGCAGCTACTCGAGCAACACGACATAGACCCCGGCGATACTGTCACGGTCGCCGGGGTTAATGCCACTTTTAACGGCTCGCGCGTCGTTTACGCAACACCCGAATATCTTTTTACAGGCGTTAGCGGCGAAGGCGATTTAGAGTACGACTACAACCAACCGGTGCCGTATCAAATCATTTACGCACTAACCGCCGACAACGTAGAACGCGCCGCAACCACCGGCACAGTAACTAACGATCTAGTTGCCTGCACTTGGGTATCGGCCAGCGATTTAGAGGATTGGCTCGGTATCGGCACAGCGACCGCCGGCGATGCTGCATTTTTGACAACGTGCGCAGCTGCCGCAAACGAATTTTGTTTTACCCGCCGCAAAATTGCCGGCTATCAGGATCTACCCGGAACAGTCCCCAACGGGGCCGTAAAACTTGGGACAGTACAATACGGGGGCGCTTTATACCGCCAGCGTGGCGGGCTGCAAGATTTCGCTACTTTCGACGGTTACGGCGTAGGCAGCACCACAGGCCTTAACGGCACAATTAAACAGCTATTGGGCGTAGACCGCCCAACACTCGGCTAATGCCCGTAGTAGCCTTTACAGACCTGTTTAACGAGTGTCTAGACGACCTAGCCGCCAAACTTGCCACAATCTCGGGCTTACAAGTAGTAACCGACCCGCGTAACCTTGTG